TTGCCGGCACGATATAGATACCCATTCTTTACCAACAGAGTCAGTGGCGCTTTACCATCTCTTGACTTTGATAAGATACTACAAAGATCTACAACTTTTGAAGATTACGCAGCAAAGGCCTCCAACATCGCTGAAATCGCAAAAGCTGAAGCAAATCTAATAACAGCAGAAGACGGAAAAACAAAACTAGTATCAAAAGATCAAGCGTCAGAATATGTACTGAATTTTAACTTTGATTTCTCAAAATATGCGTCAGCATTTAATTCAATAGCAGGAGAAGCAAGTGCAGCCTACGATCCATCGGGAATTAATACAGACGATATATCTGGAATAGAAGCCTCGCTAGAAGTTTTAATGCCACTACCGATAATCAGTAGCGGTTCATCTCCTGAACTTACGGTTGGCTCAGGTGGATACTTTGAATTTACAGAAAAGTACAAAGACATATATCAGGATCTAGATAGGGCATATCAACGCAATGTCGATTTTGCTGGAGTAAACATAAGCTTTTCGGATTGGGGTATGCCAAAAACAGCAGAAGAAGAGCAGTGGCACATCGCCATGAGGTGGCCGTATGATCCGATATCTTCTCAAAAACTAAACGGAGAAACAAATAATGATTTTGAAAATCTTAAATCTGAGGCTTTAAACAAATTTATATCAGACTATGATTTATCTGGATATCAGCTGAAGGGAACTCCGCAAGACTACAAAAAAAGAAGGGTTCTTGTTTACAACCCCGACACAAAGCAGGCTGTAGTTTGTGCTCCAGCTTATTTCTTGTGGAACGAACCAGCCGAAGACAAAGATAAGAGAATAGAGGCAATTGTTTCTCCAGACGCTGCCTTTGCTCTTGGACTTCTTATTGATCAAGATGGAAGAATTCTTTCAGCAGAAGAAAATATGAATTTACTTCCTTCAGCTAATTTAGCGGAGCAAACACAAGCAGCTTCTTCTGGAATGGCAAGCGCAGACCTCACAAAATGCTACTTTACTTTTGTGACAGACGACGTTCCTCTTGGTATAGTTACCAGCTCTTTTAACAGGGCAAATGAATTTAGTTCATCCTTGCAAGACGCTCTTTCAAACAGTAGTCAAAAAATGACTATAGGCTTTGGAAGGTTTGAATTAAATGAAGACTATGAAGGAAGTAAAGTTCTTGATTTGTCTGAGGCAGATTCAATACCATATGTGTCAGTAATAGGTGACCCATTTGAAAGATCAGAAACTGGCCAAAGAGGTTTCAGTGGTCTTAAAGCAGACAAGTACACATACTCCGAAATAATTAGGCTTCTTGATCAAGAAGAGTATTCACAGACACTAACAAAGGGTGGAAACTATTCAAAGTATTTTGAAATAGTTAAATCAATTGACAGATTAGACGAACTCAAAGAACAAACATTAATAGATGCAAGAAACGTAGCAGAAAACACTGACTTTGCCGCAGTGTACGATCCAATTGATCCTATTGCGCAAGAGGCTAGGGGTCTTTATGACGAAGACTTTGCCAGCGACGTAAAGGTAATAGCTGGAAATGGAAGGACCTTAAAGCAAGCTCAGGATATATGGGACCAGTTTAGATGGGGATATCACACATATGAATCAGTAAAGGCAATATTTGCTGAAATATATGGAATGGATCCAGATGATGATGATCCAGCTGGCAATAATCCAATTGTTGCAATCATAGCTGGAGCAGATAAATCCGGACAAATAAAAGAATTTTCAGCTGATAATAATTCCTACAACGAATTTGCATCCTTGCTTGGAGCAGACTGGCTAGAAAACGGTAGCTCACAACAAATAGCTGATAGAAAAGAAGCTCTTGGCATAGCAATAAATGAATATGTTGATAAAGGCTTTGATGGATTTGATGAAAACTCAAAGATAAAAACAGACCCAAATAAGGGTATAGTAGATATAATGAATAAAGCTATTGAATTTAGAGTTAGCTTTATTAAAGATCTGATAAAAAACAATGTATCATTACTTTCATCGTCTCAATCCTTAAACGAAACAACGGTTACATCAAACACAAATAGTTCAGCAGAAACAACTAATGCTACCGGCCAAACAACTGATCAAACAACAACTTCGGGTTCATCAACAGCATTCCAAACGTCTCAACAAATAGCAGAAGAGTACTTGCAACAAATTAAAACTCCCAAGCAGCTATTTTTACTATTAGTTGGAGTCTTCAGGCAAAAACTTTGGGAGGACGCTTACTCAAGGGCGTGGATAGTTTTAAGACCAGACAGAAAGAGGCTAGTAACCGGTGGAGACAAAGAGTCAGATGCCTGGAGCTTTAGGCCAGTTGATAAAATATGGCAGGCTTTTATTGACTACAATTCTACTTATGGCAAGGATGCAGCAAAGTTTAAAAAACTCTTACAAGCAAATGCAAAAGAAGGAAACAGCGCAACCAACTGGATGTCTGGAGGACTAGAGGACGCAAAAGACTTCTATAATAAAAATATAGGACCAATATTCTCTGTCTTCACAACTGCTATTGGCAATATGCTTAACCTGTTTAGGTTGTCAATGGCGCAAATGAGCTATGGACTTTCTGAAGTTGACAACTTTGCAAGACAAGCAAACATATTAAATAAAGCCTATAATGACTCTATCTATTATTCACTAGGTAGACCCGGAACACTCTTAAGGGCGGTGGACAATCCCTTTACTAGAGAATACGGTGAGCCAGTGGTTGAAATTAGAGAGCCTTTCCAGAGGCTGCACTACTTAAGTTCTTTTACGCACATTATCGGAAACGCCATTCAAGAGAACCTTGGCGGAGTTGCAACACAAATCACCGCAGTTTCTGACGGTCAATATCCAGTTACGGTTGCTCTTGACAAGTCTGCTCCAGCTGAAAGACAAGTTGAAAAAACTATAGAAACAGGAATTTATTTTGACAACCTAAGAGGCTCTGGATTTTTCGGAGTGCTGCATCCGATATTCCATCCAATGGAAACAATTAGAGGAATTTCCAAAACAGCATCGGGAGAGCCGGATGAGTTAACAGCAAGAAGAATAGCTCTTGCGCACCTTAAAGAGTCTATAAAAGATATCTATAGCGGAGAAATAACAATTATAGGTAATGCAGACATAAGGCCGCACGACCTAGTGTATCTTGCCGACGTGTATGAAAGAATGTATGGAATATTTGAAGTTGAGCAGGTTGTTCATCACTTTACTCCAGAAATGGGATTCATCACTTCAATAACACCTAATGCCTTTGTTTCGGTCAATGATCCGGCAAGATGGTTTATGTCTTCCTGGATATCATCTCATTTCAGCATACAAAATCTAAGAAACGACACTAGATTAATCATGGCTTCAGAACAAGGAATGAGACTCGCTCAAGCAAACGGACAAATTCCTCTTGATTCATTGGCCGAATCTCTCAGAACTCAGATGACAGGTGGCTTAATGTATACTCATGGTCACTCCGCTCTTGTAAAAGATATAACCGCAAACATAGCAGCAGACGCTCTTCCAGATGTAAAAGATCAAATAAAAGCTAAAATTAAAAACGCTACAGGAAAACAAGACGGAAGTCTTGGTGGAGCTCTTGCTATAGGGCTTGGTGCGCCAATATTAACTGCAGCTGCAACAACTGTTGGATTCCTGGTTGGAGGACCAGTCGGTGCTGGAATAGGCTTTGCCGGCGGCGCAGTAGCAAGCGACTTAGCCTGGTCTGCATGGAAGTGGACCAGAGACAATGTTCTTGATCAACACGGCTGCTATGTGCAGTATCTAAATAGAAATGGTCAGCCTATGGACGCAGGTCTGTCTTTCAATCAAGGAATGGTTGTTGGTAGATATCATTCAAAGAAATTGCTTCCAGGAATTCTTGGGGTAAGAACAAATGTTAGAACCGCAGAAGGAAACTCATATATAAGAAGCGATGATATTTTTAGGAGTATGGGATGGAAAGAAAATGAAATATCTTCACTAATAAGGCACATAAGCCTTGAAAATGCAATAGTCAACTCTCAGATATTGAAGTATTCTGGAATAGGACCAGAGAAAACCGGTCTTAATCAGTTTTTTAAGGCAATAGTTGTTGTCAACAAAGTTGTTGACGGTGACACTTTTGACGTCAGAGATGTCCTAACAGGAAATGCATACAGAGTCAGATTTGATGGGATAAACACATCAGAATTAGCGCAGACAAACATAGAAGCAGCTATTAATACCGGAAGTCAAGAAAGTGTTTTCAATACTCTTACTCCAGGAGGAAGAGCTCTTAAGTACACCTTTGATGCCGTAAACGGAAAACTTGTTGTTCTTAGGATATCTCCAAAAACAAATTCTTCAATAATTTTAACCGAAGACGACTTAGATGCAGGAGCAGTTAAGAACAACCCAGAATATTACGAAACTGCGATTAAGGGAGAAAGCTTTGCCACTTCCGATGATAGGTATATGGCCACTATTTTTCATCAAACAGATTCTGACAAATTACAAAATGCAATACAACAGGTACGAGACGTTTTTGTAAGCAAGCTTGTCAATAACGAAATACAGGAGTCGGCCGTTGTAAACGAGGTTTATTCAAGGCTTTATGATCAATCAATAATAAAGAAAAATTATACTACCATCTACAATCGCCTAAGGTCTTTACCATTAATAGTTGACTACTTTAGTTCCACTGGGTCTTCGGACCCCCTAAATGATACAACTATTGAGGACAGAAAAATATTTTCAATTCTTGTTTCAATTCTTGTTCTTGAAAATGTTTATGAAAAAGCTTCAGAATGGCCAATGGTAGCATGGGATGAGTACTATAATGATGGAACGCCAGCAACGCTCAACTGGGAGCTGGTCGCAAATGGGCTGGCCAAGGTTTATACAAAGGGACTTCTTTTCACTAAGAGCCCCGCACAAGTTGATATAGAAGACGAAATTCCAATTCCTGAAAGGGTTGTAGATTAAGATGGCCGATTTCAATGTAAACGTAGACGACCTTGGAGACTCTCAGTCTATAACGTCAATGGTTAAAAGGTCTTTTTATCCTGAGAATCAACAGATAATAAAAAATACCTCTTATTCTCAAGACGACAACTATGACAGAAGTTTGATGACTAGGGACGTTATCAAGGTTATGCAGGGCGATGGTATCTATAGGAATCCTGCTTTCCCTCTCGCTGGATATGAAAACAATACTAAAGCAGCTTTGCACACAGTGCTTGCAATGGGATCTGACATTGATGAAACTGTTGCTGTCGCAGATCCGGACGATCCAAAAAATGAAGCAAGGCTGACAGGTGCCCAAGCAAAAATGGAAATAGCCAGAAAATCAATTATGACAACTGGATTTGCCCCAGGTGGTTTTGACGATGCGGTTGAAAACTTTGTATCTTCTGCTACTGCAGATGTTGTCTCTGGAAGGTTATCAGAAAAATCTACGGGAGCCCAAGAACGGAGGAGTTATATATGATGAAAACACTGGACAAACCATAGAGCACAACACTGATGGTTATGTTTCTTCTTCTGGAGAGGTCTACAATAACGGAAACAGATATGTTGCCCTTATCGATCAACTTACAGAAGCTGAAAAAACAGAGTACCAAAACAAAATCAACGCACTAAACAACAAAGCAAATTTTGATGGTTCAATAAGTTTAAATGGATTTTCAATAAATTTTGATACAAACTCAAAAGGGCAAAATTTAAAAAGTCTTACTTTTGATATATCTCAATCTGGTTCTTATATTAAAAGCGGAGACAGATACTCATACAAAACGGACGTTATAGATAAATCTCTTTTTGGAACTGGCGCAAGAAAAGCTTATCCATCAGCAGCCCTTATCGAGCTTCTTTCAAGATTAACTGACAGCCTTTTTATTAAGGGTGGATTTGGAACATGGAGAGGAATTATTGGTCCAAACTTTAGTGCTCTAACAGAAGGAAACAATAGCGTTTCCGACCATGCTTTTGGTAGGGGGTTTGATATAGGGGCAGTTGGCATCACTAAGCAGCAAGCCTACTGGCTTGGATCAGCTCCTGCAGCAAGTTATTATCTGCAAGCCCTTACATTGTTGCTGTCTTATATTGAGCAGATGCCCCAATCGTTGCACCCAGACTTAATAGTTATCGGAGATAATTTAAGAGATCAACTTGGAGTACGAGAGGGACTTGAGTCTGCAGATAGCGTCATAAGAAAGTCTCATCCCAATTTAGCTGGTCATGTAAACTTTCACGCAGATTCAAGTCACAAAAACCACATACACATCAGTTTTGGTGCCAAAAGGGGCGGAGCTATTTTACCAGCTTCAGCTATGTTGCCACCAACAACACCCGCAACAACAGGTGGAGCCGGTGGAGCTGGTGGCACAGGCGGTGCCGGAGTTGCAGCTTCGATCACAGCAAAGCTAAGAAAATCATATTATACGGGAGACCCAAACCTTTCTCCGGATGAAGTTTTTACATTGTTTAATGACTTTGGCAATTTTTCAGAAGAAGCTGCCGCAATATGGACCGGTATGGCGTTGAGAGAAAGTAGTTGGAACCCCTGGTCCACCAATAGCAGTGGCTTTGTTGGGCTTCTTCAAGTAGGAACTAGATCAAACTCAGGTGGTTTAAACAAAACCAAATTGGTTATTCCAAATGAAGAAGTGCTCGAAATGTGGAAACTGGCCTACGCAGAGTGGAAAAGAGATGGCTTAGATCAGATGACCAACGAGCAAAGAGACGCTTTCATAAGAGACAAACAAAGGAACGATCCAACAAATAATGCGGGTAGACAGTATTGGGACAGAAGAGCTTTTATCCCAATAAATCAACTATATATGTTTAGGTCAAAACAAGGCAAAACAGAGCTAACTAGACTTGACACAATAAGCAAAGCCATGGGTAAGGCCTGGGGGGACAGTTTCTTGTATCACGGTTTTATATCCGGAGGATGGACCAGGGGTCCTAGAGCTGGTAAAAACACCTACTGGTATGCTCAAGATGTATACAAAAGATTAACCGGAAAGAGTGCAGACGATCTAGCAAATTGGGTTTTAAGAGTGTTTCCACAAGATTCTAGAAGCAGAAATCCTGATCCAATAACCAAAAAAAGCAGTCTTCAATCTTGGATTGATGGAAAAATATATAAACCAATATACAAGTCAAGGCAACCTGACGGATCAAGGGCCTATAACCCACCGGAGGGTTGGCCAAAAAAACCAGCACCAAATTAGGAAGAATTTTATGGCAATGATATATCCAAAGTTTGATCAAAAAATTAATGATCAAATAACAGCTAAAAAGTTTGAACAAACAAGAACGCGTCCAGGCGTAGTTATCAGCTATGATAAGTCAACCAATACCGCAACAGTCTTACTTGATGAAAAGTATGCTGGGACAGTAGGGGATATAGTAAATAATGTGCCGTGCCCATTTAATTATGGCATTCAAACCGTTGCTCCACACGGAGGACTTAGGTGCCTTGTCGGCTTTAGAAGTGACTCAGAAAGAGATCCTTATATTTTAACTTTTTTCATGGATCCTTATGATACTGCAAAAAACATGAACAATAGCGTTTCTGACACTGGCATACCAAAGTTTATGGTGTAAATTATGTACGATTATGAAAATGAAAATGAACAACAGAAACCTTTCAGTGAGGCATTTGAGCTTCGAAAAAGAAAGCATTTTTCAAGTAGAGAAGTAGGCTTAAATCATCCGGATAATAAAGCATTTGTTAAAATAGCAGATTCTGGAGAAATTGAAATATTTGCCGCACCTGGTGTTGGGATAGTCATTAACCCAAGCACTAGAAGTATATCTTTTTTTGCAGATACTGTTAAAATTTACAGCAAAGAAGATGATGGCCTTAGGTGGAACAATATGTCCTTTAACCCGTCTTCAGACACCTACAACGAGCCAGCCTTAATTAAAACAAACCCATTTGCTAATAACCCAGCTTTTTATAATACAAACTATTATTTAAATAATTTAGACAATTTAGTTGAGGAAGAAGATATAAATCCAGTTACTATAGGAGGAAGGTATGGCCTAAGCGACAACGCCCTGGCTCAACCTGATTTTGGCCCTGAGCAAAGGGGTATAACAGCAGAGCAGCAACAGCTTGTTGATCAGTTTGCAAAGACAAATGCGCAATCTGATGTTGATAGGCTCATTGAGTTTCTGCAAGCTGGCTACAGTTTCTCCGATGCCATAGACAAAATAGAAAATGAAGATTACGAAATAAGCGACACACTAGAAGATTTTCCTTGGATAGAAGATGATCTGGAAGACTTTCCTTGGATAAGAGATGAATAGGATAAATTAAAATGTCTGATTTTTATTTGGATTTAAGTGGAGATATTAAGATTACTCCAAATAAAGACATAGCCCTTACTCAAACAAGGGCTCATTCTGACGTTCAGCAAATTTATATTAGGCTGATGACAGAGCCAGGAGATTTTTATTCATACCCCCAGCTTGGTTGCGACCTCAATATGCTCTATGGAATGCCGCAGTCAAAAGCAACAGGAGACATTGGTAGGAGACTAATCAGGCAAGCGCTTGTTAGGGAGGGAGTCTTTGCTGACAGGAACATGGTCATTGAAGCTGTGCCAGTATCAAGAACTGCAATTAGATTTGACGTTCAGGTTAGAGACAATAGCGCTGAGCCAGTAACTATATCAGTAACCCAAGATCTTAATTAGGAGATTAAAAAATGTCCATAACCTATTCAAAATCAAAACAACAAATTCTATCCAATATACTTAGCGCACTCCAAAGAAATGCTGGCATTACAGCCACCTATCCTGGGTCAATAGCAAAAGCTTTAGCTGAGGCAATGGCTGTTGAGATAGGCGATCTTTATGAGGCTATAAAGTTTAGTGTTGACCAAGCTTCTTTGTCTACCGCAACTGGAAGGGCTCTTGATCTTATAGGTGATTTATATGGTGTATTTAGAAGGTCTGTGTCTGAAGAGGTGCAAGACGAGAGAGCAAGTTTTAATATTGAGTTTGCTATTTCAGCACCGCACTCCTCTGCAATCACAATACCTAGCAACACATTGGTGTTTAATGACGTAACAGACTTTTCAAGCAATCAATACCAATATAGGCTTGTTGGAGACGTAACCATACAACTAGGAACAACTAGGGCTTATGGAAGGGTTGTTCCTAATTTTATGGGCAACGACTTTACTGCTTCAAAAAATACATTAACAAGACACAACTTTATTTCTGCTGATGGTGTTGTGGTTTTCTGTTCAAACCCTAAAGAAGTTTACTCTATGATAAACATGGAGTCAGACGAGTTGTTCAGAAGAAGAATCGCTAAAGCAATTAAAAGCAACTCTTTTGGAACAGCAGAATCAATAAGATTAAGAGCACTAGGCGTAAAAGGTGTAAGAGACGTTAGGATTAGGGAGTCCTCTTATGGCCTTGGTTCATGTGATGTCATAATAGTGCCAGAGTCACAAAGGGTAACAACAGACTTGGCAAACACAGTGGTGTCAGCTTTGTATGAAGTTAAGCCAGTTGGAGTAAGACTAAATGCTCGCATAGCAGAAAGAACTCCTGTAAATGTCGCAGTTAGCATAGTGCTTCCTGCGGGGCTAAATGAAAAAACAGTTACTGGAATTGAAAATCAAGCCAATCTATTTTTATCCAGATATTTAAATTCAAAGACAATAGGAGACAGCATATCCTTTGGGGATATAGAGATGCAGGCTAGATTGTCGTCTGATTATATTAAATCTGTAAATATTTTAAGTGTATCAGTAAATGGAGAAGAAATACCAAAAGGTATTTATAGAATAAATGATGACAGAAAGTACATGATTGCAGGAACTGTTTCAGTATTTTCTGTTATAATGTCATCTGTAAATTATTAATTTATTTAATAAAGAATACGGTCCTAGGTAAATGAAAACTTATTTCTTAGCTTTAAACAATTCAGATTTTGCAATAAGTGGCAAAACTTGGACCTCTTCTTCTTTTGATCTATACTCAAATAGATTCTATACAAACTACTCAACATATAGATCTCCTTATGGTTTAAATGAACTTGGAAATTACACTTTTGTAGGAACAGAAGTTTCTTCCCCAAACTATGCTACCTCTTCGGCAACTCCAACACTAAACAATGCGTACAAGGTCACTAATTATGGAGAGGTAGTAAGAGACCCTGATTGGACCCCATACTATCTGTACAACTATGATCAACAAGTTGCAGACTTCTTTCTTTTTGATTTAGAAAATCCAGATCAATCAATTTTAAACCCAGATCAATTTGTAGATTCTTATTTAAGATTTGTTGATACAAGTAGTCAGATTGACCTTGTGGGTTACAAGCACTCATTTACTAACCTGCCAGGATTGGAAAATCCTACTTTCTCTTTAAAAATCTTATCATCCGATAATCCAAACGCAACAGACTCTGAGTGGCAACAAATAGCATTTGTCGAAAGCAACAATAATGTACTGTTCCTAACAAATATTAAAAGATATTTAAAGGTAATAATTAATTTTGTATCAGACTCAGACTTAGACGATGCAAACCTCCTTCTATTAATGCAAATGAATATAGCAGAAATAGTAAGTCCAGTGATAACCGACCATGCAAGAAATGTATTATCAAGGTTTCCATCTTGGACAAAGATGTATTCAGATTCATTGGAAAGGGCGACTCCAGAGATTGCCCTTCCAGAAAGTCAAGCTGGCAAAATAATCAACTCAGTACTTGGCGAAGATCTTGATAAAGTAGATGAGCTAGTTTCAGAAATAGAAATTAACTCCTTTATTTCTACAGCAGACGTCAACCAGGTTGCTTGGACCTACGTTGCAACAAATGTAAGGCCAGGTTTTATTAAAGTTGTTGGAGACGGTCTTGAGCTAGCAAGGGTAGCAAGCTATACAGACTTGTTTCAAACAAGCTTTAACGAGTATGTTTTTTACTATGACTTCGTTGCTCAGCGACTAATAACTATAAGACCATTTATTACTCTTGAGGTTGATGGAGATTCTGTTGAGCAGATTCCGTTTCAGAACTTTAACTCATTTGATGAACTTGGACTTAGAGTTGGCTTGCAAAGACTCTATCTTGAAAACAACTTAAACTTTAAAAAAAGAATTCTTGATGTATACCTAAACCCGCCATCAGTTGATGTAGAAGGATTGAAGAGGACACTTAGAAGAGAGCTCGATATTTGGAGAGCATTTGGTTCAACTCCAGATTCAAATTATGTTGGAGCAACACCAGAGATTATAGAAATATCCGAGATTGCACAAGCAAGCCCAAGATATTCTGATTTTAACAATAATCCAACACAAGATTTTCGTAACTTTGTTGAAGACATAAACACAAGATTTCCATCCAACATAGGCTATGCAAAGTGGGGGGAAACGTATTGGGATTACGCAGGCTCAAAGCAAGAGGGCGTTTCTTCGATATCACAAATAGCCGACGCAGCAACAGTTGATTCTATATACTATCAACCGGGAGTAGGCGACTTTGATGACGCAAAGCTAATTCTTGAAAAACTTGAACAAGATATAAACGAGTATTCTTTTGAGCTTAAAATAAAAGGAATAAAGAGTGACTCTACTGAACTGGCCAAAGAACCAATTAAAGTTGAGTATGATTCTTATGTTTCTTATTATGAGGACTATATAGATAATGGTTCAGCGACTATCAATTATGAAGTTGCACTAACTCTTCAACCTCACGGAATTATCGAGACAACGTCAACCTACTCTGCGAACTTGGTTGACGTCGTTAAGAACACTTACGATCAGAACAGCCCTGCTTCACCAGAATACATATATAGGGACATATTTGGTCCAACATTATTTTCTGATTCCTCAATAGTTTTTGCAAACCAAGAAGGAAACCCATACCAAAATACAATTGAAGTTTCTGCAACCGAATCTTATAATATATCTCAGATTCCATTTTATGCCGTTAACCAAATGCAGATAAGCTTTTTCAGTGCAAGCAATCAATTTGGAGCAACAGGAAATTATGGATGGATAAGATTTGCTGGAGCAACGCCCAGTAACATAATTGACAGCACACCTTCAACTGTTTCAAGGTCAATAACTACGGTCGATCCTTTGCTTGCAAGACTGCAACTATCTTCCAGGATATGGGATCCAGTAAAAAGAAGAATCTCTGAAACAGAAAGAGTAAGATCTTCAGCTTTTGGAAATACAGTAAATAAAAGCAATAAACTTTCTGAAACAAATGATGTTATTATATATCCTTCTGATATAAAAAATAACTTCTTGTTACCCAACAAAGCAACTCCTATATATGTTCACATTGACAATGTGGTGTCCTCCGATTATGATGTTGATAATTCCTCAGCTCCATATGTTGGCTACGGAGGAGTTTCCGTCAATAGACAAGAAAATCTAACGCACCTTATCCCATCTTCCCCCAGCTTGCTTCTCGGGTTTGTTAACGCAAACTTTGCTACACCTGACCAACACAATCACTATGTTGGCGTTGAGGGCTCAACTCATAACTATTACTTTGTTGAAACGAAGTTTCCATATAATGCGACACCAGATTTTATAAAAGTATATGCACCGGAATCAGGCTATTATCCTTTTGAATATAAGGTTTGGGAAAACTTTGAAGCAACACACTATGATGAGTTTAGCTTTTACTTGTCGGAACAGGGTGTCGTAGGCTCTTCTCCAGATTCTAATTACGACAATCTTCAAAATAAAAAAACAGATCTAGTAGGAGAATACACTTTGTATAGATCTGATTTTGGTCTTGAAGAGTATGAAGAAGATGAAAATTTAATTGTTCGATCAGTTGAAATATTGCATGAAAACGACAATGTTTATATTTGGCAAGATAATTCAAACGATACTACTGGAATTCAAAATCTTAACTTTTATGATGAAGAATTAGATCAGATCATTCTTAAGGACATTAAGATAAGGGCTCAGTATATATCCGCTCAAGAAGAAAAAGTAATTCCTTCAATCAAAACTGGATGGTACTACCAAGATGGAGAAGCAGGATTCATATACGCAAAGTCTGTTGTTGAATCTTGGAATACTGATGATTCTCACGATCTGTCTTCTGTGGTTAGAAATGGCGCTCCAGCAATAGTCACTGTTCAAGCAAGTGGATCCACTCCTGTTCAGTATAGGCAGGTGTCTTTCTTTGATGAGGCTACACCATCACAGTATTCGCTATATAACTTCGAATATATAACCGCAAAAAATAAAGACTATCTACTTTTGGCCTACAGTGACTACTTTGATGCAACAGTCGAAGACACTCACACGGGCGCAACGGTAGTTTCAGGATTAGGTTCTATCACTAACATTCTTGAGCAACATAATTCTTTTGTTGTTGGCAGAAACTATAGGGTATCCTACAGGGTTCGTAACGCATTTGTGCTCGACAATCAAATTTATGACAACTTAACCGATTCTTACAGGTCAAGGATTACTTTGTCCTCAACTCCCAACGGCACTTACAGCGCAACCGTTAACTACGAGTCCTCAATATATGATAGGGACTATGAACTTGATGGAGTTTATCTCAACCCATTATATGGAGCTGTAGACGAAGGTTATTTATACCTTTCTCACAGTAGCTATACAGCAAATTCTGTTGATGCATTCGTCTCTCCTGCAAAACTATTATCTGATGGCAATGATTATATTGTTCTTAATATATTCTCAAAAGATACAAACTCAAATCCAAAACCAAATCAAACTTTCGCAATAACTGGAACCCAAATCGCCTCAGATCCTCAATATGTAACAACCGATAAAGATGGTTTTGGATTCTCTAAAGTATCCTATTCTGGATCTCCAACATCTGTTTCTCAAGAATCATCTATATATATTACTGGTCTAAGCAGCCCAAATGTTTTTGCCAATGAAAACAGCGAGTCGAACCTAATATCTGCTACCGTCAACTACTGGCTAATGCCCAGCGTTAGTTCTTCTCCAAAGATTCTGGCTCAAACAACAAAGAAGATTATAACAGCTAATTCGACAGACTCTGTTGAAATTTATGGGAAGTCAACTCCCAACTCCTATGTATACTGGAGGAAGGCAAGAAACCTTCCAGGAGTTTTTGTTCACGACTATTCAAACAGTCTTGCCACCCCTGGTCAATCAAGTGCTGCCGGCGCTGTCCAGGCAGACTCAGCTGGTATGTTTAAAATTGGTCCCTTTGTTGCCCAAAACGATGCCACACCTGGATACTGGTACGTTGGGGTTGAAAGTGATATGTTGTCAGTTCTAAGCGCTGAGCCTGTTACTATAGCTGGAGACATAGTTTATTGGTATGAAAAGTACGATGCTAGCCAAGCAAACTCAGAAGAGCCGGTCTATATACCCAGACCTCAAACAGACGCAGAATATGTTTTGTATGATGAAGATCCAGTTTTTAAGACAGACGAAATTGGCTTTGATGTATTCTACGATTCCAATGCAACACCTTCTTCCTACGACTTGCCAGTCTGGTATCCAATTGACAGATTTACTCAGTATAAGATTGGCCTTCTTGGAAGCACGCCAAACACTGCGGCAAGCTTAAACGATCTTCATCCCGATTTTGAAGAGGACTAGTTGATGAGAGCTTTTGATAATTTAACAGATAACAAAAAAGAAGCAGCAGTCAAAAAGGGCACAACACTGCCTCCAGACGCAATAAATTTGCGGATGGTACTCCTCGGAAGAAGTTACGCCCAGCAATCACTTAAGTGTTCTTGACCTTTCCTCTTCAATACCAGAAAACGTATCTGCACAAACATCAAGTGAATCAGATTCGATAATGTATGCTGATGAGTTTGGTGTTCTAAGATATGCAAATGATGATACTCAAAAAGGTGAAATAAAACATTCACCAATATTAAACAACTCAGAGATATCTGTTAGTAATAAATTTTTAAATTCCTATGATGGAAACTTCGATTTTACAGACAAGATTAATGAACTTTCAGAAAATCTTTTTATTCACAGTTATTATGTGAGTAGGTTCTTTACACTTCAAAACTCCTCAATCACAGAGTACTCTGGCTTAAATTCTCCATCAAGAATCAAAAATCCAGACGAGCTAAATATAAGAGTTGTTGATTCTTCTGGTAATAAATATTTAAATCCAGATGGAACTAACAGATATCAAATCCTGCTAGAGAGATATGCTACAAATGCAAATGTTGCGCAGGCGCAAACTTCCTTTTATAGAATAATTGTTATTCTAGATGACGCTGATCCGGTTGGTTTAAGTCTTGTTTACGACAAGTATGAAATCACAAAAGACGCTCTAGCAAAAGAACAGTTTCTAGGGTTTAAAGAAATAATAAACACACAACATTTTTATACAAAAGTTTTAGAAGAAACAGAAGTAATGGATGATTCTTCATCAGAAAGAAGAATTTATTCAACACAATTGTTTTCTCAAAAAGAAAATGAACTTACAAATAGGCAATTTAAGTACGCTGGATGGAAGGGAATTGTTCCCAAAAAGGCTATACAAGATCCAAGAACTTTTCAGACATTTAACTGGAGACTGGTTGCAAAAATTAATACCGATATATCTTCTGTAAGTAATATATATTTAAACGAAGAAAAAATAAAAGTAAAAGCTGCGGTTATATACTCTTCTTCGTCTGGGGATGCGCCCTATCCATTTGTTTTTTCCAATATGGAAATGTACGAAACAAACAATCTCAATATGAATTTTTACAATCCATATGCAGAGGACGACAATAAGTTATCAAAAAATCATTGGACAGTTGATCTAGATAATAAAGAAAATATATACAGAGATTACGACATTCTGTTCTGGACACCAATAGGAACCATTACAGAAGATCAGTATTATAAAGTGTCTCATTGGCTTCAGAACGGAACGTCTGTATTTATTGATTGCTCTCTACTGAATATGGGTTCTGCATCCGAAAACGGTTTACAATATTTTGGATTTAACTATGACAAAATTGTAACTGAAAGTGGTCTTATTAAGTTAAATGATTCGTTCAAAAATGGCAAAGACTCGTTTAACGGTTGGAATATGAGCGAATTTCACGAGGAAAATTCAATAGCTGACTATGGAATTTTTGGAAGAAGAAAACAGCTGCTGAGTAAAGATGGTGCTACTCCAAATTATTTTCCTGTCCAACTTTCCGTTTTTGACACCTCAGATAGTTGGAGTGTTTTATCTACAAAATCAATTGCCAGTGTTAATGAAGATGTTCTGATATACAGAAAACTGTTTGGCTTCACTACAATGTCTTCTCAGGCAACAGTAGATCTTCCCAGCGTTTACTTCTCTGCGTCTTCAATTGGTCATTTTGTTAATGACATTTTCAGTGGAGGAATAGGCGCTCCAGCTAGAAATGCCGGCGCACTAAATCAAATCAATCAAGACTCTGCAACGATTGTTCCAGTTACAGAAGGTGCCTGTAAATTGTTTCAGAATATAATCAGCCAAAGCATTAAGGTAAGGATAGCAAATTCTAATAAATTTAATTATGAGTCATCAATTCTTTGGCATGTTTCTCCTTGGAGAAACTCTTGGACAATCAATGGTGTCTTAAAAAATGGAAAGATAACTGTTTTGTCAGAACAAGAAAAGCTAGTACACAAGTTCTCAACAAAAACAGAGGTCTCAACGGATATAAACGCTAACGAAGCACAATCCTTTTTTGTTAGAGAAATACAAGTCAATGGAACTAGTTCTTTGTCAGACATATTGACAAATGACATGAGGAATATTTCTAATATAGGAAATGGAATAATAAACAGAGACTTTTCAAATGTTGAATTTTACATAGAGTGCACGAATACTAACGTTGGATTTTTGAATTTTGACTCTTTAAGTTCAGGCGAATATTTTTATTCACCAAGAATCAATGATGAAGTGTCACCCTACGCTGTCTACAAGATAAAATCACCCGCCCTAAATCAAATCAGATCCTCCAGTCCAGTTTTAGTTGACGCCTACTCTAAGGTTGTTTCTCCTGAATTTGACTTTTCTTCAATAGACTATCCATATTCAGTTATTGAATCATCCGAATACAGGTCTCCAATAGACGATTCTAGAAAAATTCCAAAAGACTATCTTGAAGGGTCTCAGCCAGTAAAAAGTTACGATATTAATCTGGCCGTTCAATACGCCTACAACAAAACTTCTGAATTTAACAATTCTTATGTTTTAAATTGGGAAGTTCCTTTTGCAACCAGAATTTCTGGTTCTGGATCATTTAAGGGTGTTACTCCAGTAAATCAAGTCTCAAACGTAAGACAGTATGTAAGTGTTGCAAGCATGGATGATTCTCCTATTCAAATCTTGAATGATGAATCTCCATTTAATCGATACAGGTATTCATCAAAGATATATTCAAGAACAGACATCTTAGCTATTGATCAAGATACAACCAAAAATGTTTTAAATAATTTTCACTTTACCAATGATATAGGAAAGTCTGAAAGATGGGACGAATATAAAGTCTCATATAGAACAGCGTCAAGCACAACGTCGGCAACGACTACCTCTTCTGCTGGCACAACAAGAGGTGGCACACAAGACGCAATTGATCTTTCATATAGAAAAGGAAGAAAACTTAGTTTTCGATATATTGACGCAGACTCTTGTGAGCTAGATGGAATAAGATTAGATGGAAAAATAGTAAGCTACATAAGCAGCAGCGTGTACACCTATGGACAATTGGCTTCTCATCCAATTGCGTCGAAGTGGGTATTTTACAGTAACGATAATAAGGTAAAGTTTTTTCTCAACATATTTAAAGAATGGCTGATACCTTTTGCCAGAACAAAATTACCCAGTGATCCGTATGCATACCTAAAAGGAGCGGGTGTAGGATTCATTTTAAGAGAGTTCAATAAGGCTTACCCCACACTTTATGAGGCAATAACTGAAACAATTCCTTCAGTGGTTGATTCTTCTTCTTCAACCACATCTGGTGCATCAACCACGGCAAGAACCACAGCTATCACTGTAAAGAATTCATATGTTAAATACATACAATATACTTTAAATAAAAACGGTGCAAAACTTAGAGTAGATGGAGTATATGGACCAAAAACTGCGGCAGAAGTTGTTGCTTTCCAAGCAGCAAAAAGCCAAAGCTTTGTTGATGGCATAGTTGACTCAGAAACAAAATCTGTTCTAGCAATTTATTGGCTCAATCTGAAAAGAACAAATCCCACAGCTTTCCAAAGAGAAAGAGCAGCATCAAAAGATGCAGACATCCAAGCTTACATTGATAGAGCTGTTCAGTATTCTGATATATCTAACGTGGGCAAAACGGAGTATAGAAGAATAAGCTTTACTGGTACTGCTGGACCAAGCTCCATTGTTGACTACATATTGGTAAAGGTTCCAGAAAATGCAACTCAATTACATTCAGTTAGAGTAAGGGCAGGTTCGTGGGCGTCTCAAATACTCGATATTAAAGTCTATTCTAATGACCTTTCTCAAACCAGGCATATAGTTCCTGACGTAGCAAAAATAAAGCCAATATATTCAAGAAGTTTGAACCTATCAATTGGCGCAAACGGAACAAAAGAAATATCTGTTCCAAACATAGTCGGAGCAAAGTTCATAATGCTAAAAGTCCAAGGTGGATCAATATCCGGTCTTGGTCCAAATGCCGAAGGTTTCTCTTTGAGAAATTTAGAAATGAATATTACTACAACTTCTTCAAGTCTTGTTGATGTTCCCTTTGAGGAAAACGGAACTTTTTCTGCTGCAGTAACTGGCAAGATAAAAGGTAGGATAAACATAAATCAAAATGGCGACTCTTATCTTGACTTAAATCATTCAACATCAACAGCTTCAGCTGTTCCACAAATAACTGACATATACTTTGATTCAGTATTTGTTGATACAGAAAATCTCAGAAGCATAGGGGCTCCAGAAGTTTCCATACCAGAAATAGATCCTGTCGGAAGCTTAGCAATATCTATACCTGGCATTTCTCAGGAAACACCTCTTTATATATTGGAAGAGGGTATAAATAAAAATCCAACAATTTCTTATGCATCAAATGATGGTAATATAAATTTTGTTCTTGAAACAACAAATTCAAATAAGATTGTTTTAAATGAACTGCCATTAATAACTCAAGCACGAAAAACAAACACCGAAGAAGAATCAAATGTTAGTGTTTTGGAATTTTCGGTCTATGCATTTAAAAATGATTTAACAACAAACAAGTTCTTTTTTTCAGCTGCAAATGGAGAATCTTTTTATAGTGAGGATTTTAGCGTTGTATCTCCAATACAAAACTATTGGATAAAAGACGCCGATGACCCAACTGTTCCGGCAAGGCAAACTCCTTCAACTATTTCTGCTCTTGATGGACTGGTTGTTCTAAGCGATTCAGAAGGTAGGCCAATAGGTTTTCCAAATTTTGAGTCAATAATTAGGTCTCCAGAAGGCAGAGATATATCTTTTGGATTGATCAAACTATTGTGGGGAGAAAACTCTGCTCCTCCAACATATGGTCTAATATGGCAATTCTATAATGTTCAAACAAGAAGATTTTACGGAAATACTATAACATATTCTGATTATATTAACCCAGAAACTGGTGGTCCGAACGCTTTTTATGTTGGCCTTCTCGCCGTAGACGCTGACGGAGAAAAAGGAAATGGAGCAACAATATCTAATGTTGAAGCAGACTTTTCTTATTTTGCTCTTCCAAATAAAATAATTGCTCCACTATATTCTGTTAAGAGTTTTGGTAGACCAAAAATTGGCGTATATCCACCACCAAATAATTTGTCAAAATTTGATTCATGGTTTATTGGAATTGGGTATGGAAAGTTTTTTAAAGAAATATCTATACCAGAAAACAACTATTCAAACTATCTCAAAAACCATGTCGGAAAAAAGCTTAGATGCACGTACGACACAACTAATTTGAAATTAAATTACTCAAACATTTTTGGTGCAGGTTATGAAGATGTTTTTAATGAGCATCCTATAGTAGTTGCCGACAATCAGATAAGAACTAGATTTGGTTCTATACATTCTTATCAAAATCAAATAAACAAAGCTTCTATTGATTCAAGATATACCGACGCTAACCCATCACTTCCTTGGCTGAAGGTTAGGATAAAGAACGCAGAAACAAATCAATGGGAAGAAATAGATCAAAATGAAATTATTGATTTCAACAAACATACCGGAGATGTTTTTTTTAGAAGAGAAATAGTTCCTTCAAGTCCTTATAATATTAAAATAGACTACGTTACAAAGTCACCCAACATCTTATTAAGGCATGTTGAAGGAAGAGAGATTCCCCTAAACCCATTTAGCGAAAGCGGTATATCAAAACCTGTTTATATTTTTATTAGTCCAAAATTAGTTGAATATTTTGACGGCATGAATTATATTAACGAAGAAGAGTTTGAAGATGGAAGAGTAATTGACTGGACATATGATTACTCAACTTTCGTTGCCGGCCATGAAAATTACGATCCTCTAGCATTGCATATAGCAACTATTAATGTGATTAACAAATACTCTTTTGAAAACATTTCAATAAAAGATTTGAGAGTAAAAGGTGGAGGCATCTCCGGATCTCAAGATGCAAAGAAGTTGTCAAAAGAAAATAGTAATATTTTGTCATTTGCCGACATACAGTCAGGAAAGGGTTATACATATCCAAATGGCGGATACGTAATTGTAAGAATTCCAAAAGAAGTAAAAGACCACTTTACTTCAGAAGAAGAGATTTATGCAATTGTAAGAGGAAATCTTACTGCAGGTGTAAGCTTTGATATTCAAGACCTAGAAGGAAATGACTGGAGAACGATCTAGATGTTAAATCAACTTAGTGATCATATTAAGCTTTTTAGTAGACAATCTAGGATGTCAATAGCGTCTGTCCTTTCTGAGGTTAGTTCTGAAAAAGTTGAAATAGGAAGACTGGTAGAAAAGCTTTCTTCTTTTACCGCTTCTGCTGACTATTCTCCTAGAATTATTAGACAGCTTGAAACCGTTCAGCGAGAAACTTTAATCGATATGTTCCGAGACATTGACTTAAGGGTTAAAAGCGAATTTGATATCTCTAATTCTCTTTCCATCATGGGAATGGCTATGACAAACTTGTTTGGCGGAGAATTGCAAAAACTTGAAAAAGATATTGAGTATCTAGAATCTTATATACAAAACTACTCTTTTATTTCAGGAGAAGATGATTTGTACAATTCTTCTTTTATAGAAAATTTTGATAGTGATCAAAACTCTTTTATAAATGAAGACTCAACACTGAGCATTCCAGACAGGGATGGAGTGCCATTCGGCGCAAATATGACAGCTCACGTAAATCAATCAACTGGTAAACTCAACTATTCCTCAGATTACGAACTTTCGTTAGTGCCGGTTAATAAGTCAAACATTAGAAGCATAACCTATGAAACCAATTTTCCTAGCGAATATATTTCAAGTGACACAGGAATCAACAACGTACTCAATAACACTAATTCTAAATCTTGGAGCATTTCTGCAAAAACTCCGTTTATACTAAAACAATCTCTTTTAGATTCAGAAAAATATATAAACTACAAAAACAATGTAATTACTCAGCCCTCGGCTCAAGTTGCGATTAACGTAGATTTTGTTGCCCCAATATCATTATCAAGAATAAGACTAGTGCCAAACTACAGTGTTGGAATGCAAGTATCTCAAATTATTATAGAAACTGAAGATTCACAAAATATTGGATCAAGTACAGGAACTTTTGTAAAGAAACCAGTTTTAACCAGTCCTGTTACAATATCAAAAAATTCTGATATTGACTTGAATAACAGCCACATAATTAAATCAATAACAATTATACTGGCACAAGTAAATTATTTAAGAACAAAAATTTCTCCTGTTCAGTCTGAAATAAATTCAAAAATGATTTCATCAATAGTCAACTCCGTTAAAGAAAGAAGAAACAATTCGCACGATTCTTTGCAGGACTTCGTTGTTAAGTTTTTCTTAAAAGATACAGAAAAAACATTCTTGTTAAGAAATAAAAAAATATATTCTTATAATTACACCAATTATTATCCAACTAATTTGTCAGATACTAATTTTGGAGTTGTTGAAGAGCTCGGAAGAAACACGTATTTTTCCGACCTAGACTCTTTTAATAAGTTTAAAAATACGTCTATGTTTTCAAACATTATATTCTCAATTATATCCTATACTTTAGGTGCAAAACTTAGGACTCAAAACTCTTCAGTTTACATTGAATCCAACATAACAGATAAAACTAAGCCAGTTAGAAATATGGTTACTAGTGGGCTAATGCCAGTTGGAGACTCTAACACGGTTGATAAAAATCTTCACTTTATTTCCCAAACTATTGGCGGATTGTCAAAAGAAGATGCTACCCAGATGTTGAATGCAACAGAAGCAACGAACATGTATGAATACAACATATCAATTGGCGGTATATTCTTTTTTGAAAAACTTGTCACGGCGCAGGTAATGCCAACTAAATCTGTTTTTGTTAGTAAAAAAATTAACACAAATGGAAGACCATTGAAAACAAAGATGTTGGCAAACTATTTTGAAGAACTTTTGTTTTTTCAAGACGATCCATCAAAAGACGCAACGTCAGTTGAGTTTAGTGTAACAACAAGCGAGTTTCCAACCTCAGAGTCAAACTGGATTCCCATAATGCCGTATGGCGAAACGTCTATTAGGTCAGAGCTTCTGGTTCCAAACTCGAATGGAGAATGCACACTCAGGTTTGATCCACTAGAAGAATCAATCGTTATGTATTCTAACGGAGAAAGAAGAGAGCCTGGTTCCTATATTGTAAATCAAAGGTCTTTAAAGATACTTCAGTTCAACCCATCTTCTAGGTATTTTGTTTCGTACACACCAAAGTATATTGATTCAGTTCGTGAAATACAGCTTAATCCAAATGGTTTATCAACACCGGTTCTAGCAACTCCAAACGTTAATGGGATCAATGGAGAAAGGTTTAGCTCCACTTCGCAAGGGAATAGGGTAAGACTTCTTGAAGACCCATATATTGATAGATCAAAACTGGTAAATAGCGCTTATTCAAATTATTCTGGAACAGTTACATCGTCAATAACTTCTGCTATTGGAGCAGACTATTCAAACTATTCTCCAGTAAAGGTCTTCTTTGACGATGGGTCTAGGGCTATTAATATAACTAATTATACACTAGATAATAAAATTGAATCATTTTATGAAACTGACGATGTTTTGTTTATTCACTATTCTGATACCATACTATTTAATAAAGAAATCAACAAACCATTTAGAGTTCTTTATCAGTATATTCCAGACTCTTTCAGATACAGAGTTGTTTTTAGGTCCCTTAACAACTCTGAGCAGAACTACTCTGTTGATAGGTTAATATTTAAGTTTTCTTCAGAAACAAGGGATAACACCTTGCTCAGACTAATGAAATATGATAATTTATTTAAGAACAAATCTAATTAGGAACTAACATGGCGCAACTTTCAACCGACACCCTAGCCTACGCTCAGATAATTGCAAAGGTTCAAGAATTTGTTTTTAACTACGTTCAAAATAAAAACTCGGATCCACAAGAGTTCGATAAACAATACAGGAAACTTCTTAGCGAAATAGAAAGGTCTATAGGAAAACCTATTGCAACCATTCCTTTTTTGAACAAAGGTGATATTCCTTCTTCAGAAAAGTTAAACAGATTTAATCAAGACATGTCTTCTGATTTGAATAACATAATGTATCAATTTGACTCATTGGTAGCAAATTATGTTAACTCATTTAATCAAATTACAAATGAAATTGAGGCAGAAAAAAATCTAGTATCAAGGATACGATCAAAAATATCTGCACTTGAAATGTACTCGAATAGTTCTGCAGCAAATATGACTTATGTTGGAGACACTTTTAATAATTTAGATTTAATTGATTCTTCAAAAATAAAAAACGGGAACATGCCCGACGTAACCGACGGGTACGCCTGCTTGAGTAGAAGAAATATCAAGAAAGCTTCTGGAAACATTAATATAATTAATCAAAATTATAATGGAGAACAAAACAGAGAAGTGTCTTATCTTGATATATCAAATGGATTAAACGGCAGTTATCATCTTTACTTTGAAGATGAAGACGATGGCAATCCATTTTTGTATGAAAAAGACAACGCTCTTCTTAGGTCAAACCTACTCGCTATGGTTGACGAAAGCCCTGTAACTTATTTTGAATATGAGGCTCTTAATGTTCCAGTATCAGCAGAAAGGTCCGATTATGAATTCCAGTACGGACTTTCTCAATCTGGAGCAAATCAAAGATATATTAATTGGGCAAACTTTGACTCGTCAAAGCCATTAAAGTTAACTGTTGAAATTGTAACAAGAAACAGAAATGGCGAAGATATTAATCATATATCAATAATTCCATTTTTTGGTTACGATAATATTGATGTTATAAAAAATATTAAAATATCCTCTATTAAAATTTATAACGAAAAAGACAATGTTATAACCCCGCTTGTAACAGCGGACAACCCAGTGTTTATTGGTTCGGATATTGCGTATCCCTCCTTGTCTTTAAAAGAAAGTTACTTTTATAACAAGGGAGTTTTTAGGTTCCCAAGAATAAAAGCAAATAAAGTTTTTATCACATTTGAGCAATCCCAGTTCAACGATGTAACCATAAAACATGCTTACTGGACTCCCTATGAGACCGAAGCGGCTGCTACAGCTGCAACCCAATCGCAAACATGGAGGGGGCAAACAAGGTTTTCTCCAGTAGAGGTTGTTGCGGACAATGCAAACTACAGGGCAGAAGACGTTTCCTGGAACAGAGATACTGTAGTGCCACCAATAATTGGCCCAGAAAGAATAAAGTCGTCAACATCTGAAGTATTGCCCGTAAGAGTAAAGTATTGGCAGCAGTCATCAAAGAGCTTTACCAGAATTAAATTTACACCAACTCATGGTGCTACACCAACTTATGGTGCTACACCAGAGTATGGTGCTACACCAAATCAAAGTTATTATTTTTCAAATGACAGAATAAATCAAGAGAATATTCCGGTGAAAGTTTTTGTTTCAGATCCATCACGAGCTGCAAAATACGAAGTCAATTCGCCTTACATTGATTCAATAATTTCTTCATTAACGGATGATCGAAATGCTCTGCACATTATTCTTCCTCAAGATCAGTCTTTAAATTCTTATATGAATTCTTTAAGAAAGACAATAACTTCTGTAACCGCAGAAGATAACGAAGCTGTTTTTGCTAGCACTAACAATGGACTATCTCCTGGAGATAGGGTTTATATTAAGGCTCTATCAACGTCGAATCAACTTGTTGTAAACAAGGGGGTTTACAATGTTATTGCAGCAGACGCAAACTCTTTTACTGTTTCAATTAGCTCTGGAGAAACAGAGCTTGTTTCTTTATTGGATTCATTTTTTATCAAGCAACAGATAACTATCACCGAAGAAAATGTTAGCAAACAAAACTACACTGAACCCGCAGACGCTGAGAGGGCAAAAGATTTATTCTTAAAAAGAAATTTTGAATACCTTAAAGCAAAAAGAGCAAGCGTTGGTATTAGAGACCTTTTTGTTGGCCTTGAAACTTACTCTGATATATCTGAAATAATATCTAAACCATTTTACATTTATGGAAATCTTGAGCTTCTTAGTCTTCAGGTTGAAGATTATATACCTGTTGAAACAAATTCTGAAGGAGAAGTTGTTGGACAGTCAAGAATAAACTACTACATTAGTGTTGATGGTGGCCTAAAGTGGATAGAGATATCTCCTCAGGAAAGAGCGTTTGAGGGTAAACCTGAAGTTTTAGCTTTTAATCAAAACCTTTCTGACATCGCCACACTTCCTCAAATAGCTTATTTTAATTCGCCAGAAGTTCCACAAAATATTAATTCAGTAATATTTAGGGCGATCTTAAGAAAAGATAGAAACGTTAAAAGTACACCCATAATCTACTCCTATAAAATAGGAATGAAGGTAACCTAATATGTCAATCGCAGATATACAAAAAAGAAGATTTATAGAAACAATATTTAAGATGTACTACGCCCTAGGTGGTCAACCATCTGATAACGAAGTTTCCATTCTTTATGGAAGATACTTTTCTAGATTTCCTTTAGGCAATTCGATTCCGGTACCATACAACGATCTTTCAACCAACTCTGTAATAGACGCAGAAAAGTTAAACAGAATAATGGTGCACATGCTGTTTAATATTGACGTAATATATGAAGCTTATCATGAGCATGTAGAGAAGCTGTATGAGGTGGTCACAGCGTATTCTAAGAGATTAGAATCTCTTAGAACAAAAAGGGCAGAGCTTGAAAAAACTGTAGACGATTATCTTTTTTCCATAAAAAATACAGATGGTTTTTACTTTAGTATAACTAATGCCTTTAACAATACAAACTTGACTGATCTCAACTACACTACAGCCTATGTTGACACTCAATCAAGAAAGGTTACAATACCAAAAATTACTTCTGGTTTGTTTGACTATGTGGGGAACCTGCTCAATACATCAAGCGCTGCAAATGTGTCAGTAGTGTTTGAGGGAACCCAGGTCAAAGATGACACTGTAGATTTTAGAAATGTTTTTAATGGACTAACAAATTCTCAGTGGACGTATAAGCACACGTCAAGGACGCTTGGTGTTTGTACATTAAAGATAGTCGTTCCTGTTTCTGGTGTTGTTGGGCCAATATCTCTGGTAGAGGGAGTAATAAGTTCACAAAAACCCGTTTCAATTGGAGTTATTGTTGTTGACCCAAATGAAAGAAGCAGGTCAGCTAGCAATACAAAAACAAGCTCAAAAGACTATGATAGATTTTCTTTTTCGTTCACCCCACAATTATCTAATTCAGTGGAGATCTATCTAACAAAAGATGAGCCAGACTATGTCACTAGGGACAACGAAGATGTTGTATATAATTACGATTTTAGAATTGATGAACTGGTCATAACTGCACCATATTACGATTCAAACGCAATATTTGTTAGCCAGCCTATGTCACTACCATCTGCAGATAACTCAAAGCTTACAATAGATGCAGTAAGCATAAGCGTTGAAGATCAGATTCCTCAGGGCTCAAATATAAGGTATTACATTGCTCCAGACAATCCAACGGCAGTAAATGTATATGACTACAATTGGACATCAATATCTCCTACAAACGCAAAAAATCCAACCTCTCCAGCAGTTATAAACTTTAATGGTTCTCAATTGGTTGAGTCCACTATATTCTTAAGTGAGTCTGAAGATATAATTTCTACTGGAAATGTAATGTATCAGATTCCAAGATCACAAACTTTTAACAATCCTATAACCAATTACTTCTATGCAAGCGATTCTCAAAATATTGATTTTAATCTTTATAGATTAACCAAATTTCCTCAAGACATAAGGCCATATGATTCTTACATTTTAGAAAATGTTGACAACAATCAACTAACAGTACACTTGGCTGCAGAAGTATCTCTTGATAAAGAAAGTTGGCAGCAGGTATTGACAGGGGAAAGATCTGACGTCGTTTACACAACATTCTCCAGAGATGTTCCCTTGTCTCAAAACTTTTTTACAGCTCAATCAATTCCCTATGGAAGTATTTATATTTCAACTAATATATATTCAGAAAATTCACTGAATCTTACTGAGACACTTTTGAAAGATCTCGCTGCCCAGTATTGGGACATAAGAATCTATGTTAATGGAGTTGACATAACTGCTAACTCTTCTCTTTCTCCAGGGGTTTTGAGTGCAAGCCTAACTTGGCCGATAAAACAAGGTAGAAACGACCTTATAATTGTTATCAATAAATCAACAAACAACACCTCTGGGGTCCAAGTGCCGTTTAATGGCACTATAGCTTTGTTAAAAGATAAGTCAATACTTTCTATACCTGGAGTTAAATTATTTAAAAATTATCTTTATGAAGTAAAAGTTGAAGATTTAAGAACCTATTATTCAAATATTGATAATGTATACTCTATAATTAATTATGAAAATAATTATGAAATTGTCTACAGAAGAACAGAAGAAATAAAAGAAGGCTCAAAGGTCTACTACTATAGCAATACAGGAAACGGTCCTCAGGCCATTAGGCTTAGGGCAGACATGCTTAGGGGAGAGTCGTATAGCTCCTCCCCATCCATAGTTTCCTATACGGTAAAGTTTAAGCATTAGGAGAATCATGCCTTACTCATATTCGCTTTTCAATAAAAGAGAAAACATATTTCAACCAAACTTTACCAGGAACAGGCAACCGTATAGTGGTCCTATTTCTAGCGAAATGCTAAACCTACATAACGATCAAATGATTTTAGATGTTGCAAGGTTGGCAAAAAATGTTGACGAAATTGAATCAAAAATAGAAGAAATAAATTCTCTTATTGATGTTGATCTCTCTGCCGCTACCCCAGGTTATTATTTAAATGGAGACATTGACATAACCGTATATGCACAAAGGGTGACTTATGATCGAGATGAAGAGGAATATGTTGTTGATGAAGTGGCAATATATGAAGAAGATTATCTTCAGTACTATAAACCATTAGTCGTTTCTTCAAAGATAGCAATGCTGATGAGCAAGCTGGACAATATTGAAAAAAATATAAACAATTAAAATAGGATAACTATGTCAGAATTTATTTATACACAAAAAAAACCACAACAGTATCATGGTCCAATATCAAGTACCGACTTAAATGAAAGATATGAGCAGAACTACGCAGATCTTCTATATCTATATAATAAGTATGGCGTACTTGATAAAAAAGTGGGAGAAATTATAGAGAGAATCATAAAAGATAACACTTTTATTTCTTCTGCTATAGTTGATCTTTTTGATAGAGTTCGTAGCATTGAGAGTCAAAACACAAATCAACTATCTTTATTCACCAAAAGTCAGGTAGATGTTTCTGAATTTATCTCAACTCAATACGCTGTTTCGTCTTCAGAAGCTCTTCAGTTTGATGAGTTTTTCAATCACATAAAACTACCAGTAGTTTCTGGCTCTTCTCACTCAAAGATAAAGTTTATTAATCCGGTAAAAGGACAGATAATACCAGACTTTTTAGAAACCAGAGTTGATACATCCCTTCCCGGAGGAGATGGTGTAGGTGCTTTAGTTGATACTAGCCCGGTTCAAAACGCTTTTCTCAATCTTCCAGATAAGGTTTGGAGAAGAAACGTAATATTAAATTCACCGAATCCTCTTGGCGTTAATATGCACCTTTATATAAAAGTGCCTGCAGCAAGTCTTGGATCAACAATATCAAATTACATAACACTTTCTCCATATCCAGCTAATGGCGTTGATGTTGTAAAAATTGAATATACCACAAGATTAAATCCCACTTTAACCGATGCAGACAGCTACGTTCCGCTGAACAAGAACTCTCTGTATGAAGATAACTACGATGCCGTTGGAAAAGTAGCCCCAGGTGGGTGGAGCACTTTGGGGTCTGACGCAGTTGTTAACTCTGGTCCATTATCTTTTTATTACGAAGATACTCAAATTACGGCAGTAAGAATTCATTTAAGGCAGAGAAATTATGTTGTAGAAAATAATAAATATATCTATACATATGGTCTAGCGGACTTGGATGTAAGGTATGAAAAGTTTTTACCAGTTGGTAGAACCTTTGTAAAGTTTGATGCACCGGACGGAAAAACCATAAATCAAATTTTAAATGTTTCACCAAAAATATATAATGTTTCCCCAACCGTTTTATCAGAGATCTTTGACCATAGGGTCTTCTACCAAAATGGGGGCACATTTACCTTGGCCAACCCAGGAGCGTCAAACACGGTATACATTGAGGTAACGCTCAGAATGCTTGACGACAAGGTCCCACCAATACTTTCCGATTTAATTATAGAACCTGATTATAACACCTAATTTGAATGGTTTAAAATTTGGAAAAGCATTTTACTATATAGACAAATACTTTACAAGGAGATTTAAAAATGGCTACTTTTTATGAGGGTCCAAGACCAGTTTTGAAGGGGCGTAACTCCAACGAAATGGTCAATCCATATTTTACAATGACAGGTAAGGCCAAGGGCGTTGGCACCTACTCTCATTATCCATACTACAGCACCAGCCACGTTCTCGATGGGGCACCGGATAGAAACCATGTTCCTGGAACTGGGTATTTCCCTGGTGATGTATTTATGTCCCAGCTCTTTACTGGTTCATCTTTTTATGTTCACCCACTCTCAGGAGTGTTCCCTGATGGTTCAGCAACCTATGATGGCGCACGTTTCCGTCCAATGGAATACAAGGGAATTTCTGGCGCAAAGGCCTTCCCATCATCCTTTGGTCACGAAGAAAGAGAAAATGATTACAAGGTAAGACAGTATCGCTTTAAGGGTGTTACAGCAGCTCAGGTAATGACCTCTGTTGGCCACGGTCCAAGAACCGAAGCTCAGGGCGCACCAAACTCGTTCGGAGTATTTAGACCAGACGAGCCACACTACGTGCCGAGTGGTGAAGTATTCACCGATGGTTATGGCTATGGCGTTCCAACAACTTATGATAACGCTTATGGACGTAACAGAGTTCAAGAGTGGAGAGGCGTTCCCTCTTCAAAGGCTCTCTGATCCACGCATAAAAAATCTTACAACTGACCATTTTTATTGGGTCAAAGAGATATAATAAGCCAATCCCAGACAAGCTAATCTAGAAGTGGTGTGATATAATCATCACCATGACCAAGTGTTTGATTCCCGACTCAGTAAAATGGGTCGGGAATTAAATATTTCCACCCCAATTTTATAACTTTAGACAAACGTAAAGAGGATTAATCATGTCTATACAATCTCTGGAAGCTGTAGTTTCAGAGGGAACATTATCTTTTGATGTAGCCGAACGATATCTGACAATCTATCTTGGAGAAGCAGACTGGAAAGATAAAATAGCAAGTTTGTGGAACCTTCAGAAGAAAAAGCATTCAGATGTAGATACCGCAAAAGACATGGTTAAAAGAGCCGTTGCGTGCGCATGCCTCATACCAGTTCTTGAGAAGGCAACAATTCCAGAGGACAACCACCAGCTTCTTTTTTGGGTGACCGCCTGGGCTCAATTCAAAGAAAAAGATTGGTTTGCACTGTTTCAAGATGTCATCAAGAATGATATAATTGTGGAAAGAAACAGAAAAAAAATACTGCAAATGGGAATATTTGAGCAGATTGACATGTCTCCATTAACACGACAGGCATACAATTGGCTTTATGACAAATTCGATCAAGAGACTTTTTCTAACGAAGAAAAGAAAAAAGAATCTCTAGAAAAAATCAAAAACATGGTGAAAATATACGGTGGCGCTGTAATATGCAATGTGTTCACCAACCATAAAAATCATGTTGATAAAGTATTCAATTGGAGAACTGGATACTTTTTTGAAAAAGAAATACACAAGATCTATACGCTTGAACAGATAGCTAAAATCAAAGCGGCAGAGATAAACAAGACAAACAAAAACTACATAAAGAACTTTAAGTAAAAGAAGGAATAAAATGAACAACCAGGAAGAAGCCACTACTGCAACAACCAAGACCGCCAACATGTTTTCTTTTCAGATTAGTGAAGATTTCGTAGAACAGTATAAGGACAAAAAAGCTCCATTTGGATACAGAGATGCAGGCGGTAACTCTGTAGGAGAAATTACTTTTCTTAGAACCTATTCTCGTTTAAAAGAAGATGGCACCAAAGAAACATGGGTTGATGTTTGTAGAAGAATTATCAATGGCATGTACTCTCTTCAGAAAGAACACTGCAAAAAGAGTAGACTTCCCTGGAATGACGCAAAGGCGCAAGCTTCTGCTAAAGAAGCCTTTGATCGTTTGTTTAACTTAAAGTGGACCCCACCAGGAAGAGGACTATGGGTCATGGGCACAAACATCGTCAATGTGCAGAAGAATTCTGCGGCTCTTCAGAACTGTGCATTTGTTTCCACTGCCGAAATGTCAAAGAATAATCCTGGTAAACCGTTTGCCTTTCTCATGGAAGCATCAATGCTTGGTGTCGGCGTTGGCTTTGACGACAAGGGGGCCGACAAAGATTTCACAATATATGAGCCCACCAAGAACGCCACAACAGTCACTATTGAGGACAGTAGAGAAGGCTGGAGAGATTCAACAGTTGATCTTATCAACTCATATCTAAAGCCCGATCAGTCTCCTATTGAGTTTGTTTACGATGAGATTAGGCCTCTTGGGACTCCCATCAAAACATTCGGAGGAACTGCATCTGGTCCAGACCCTCTGATCAAACTACACAATGCAATTCGCAAGCTGTTTACTGGCAGAAATGGTGAAAAGCTAACCAGAAAGGATATTGCCGACATAGGCAACCTAATAGGTGTTTGCGTTGTCTCTGGAAATGTCAGAAGATCAGCGGAGCTTCTTATTGGAAGAATTGATGATCAAGACTTCCTTAATCTCAAGAACGCAGATGTTTTTCCTGAAAGAAATTCTTATGACCCGCAATCACCTGGCTGGGCTTGGATGAGCAACAACTCAGTAGAAACTTCTGTTGGTCACGACCTTTCTCCAATTGTTCCAGGCATTCAGCTCAATGGTGAACCTGGGGTGATATGGCTCGATGTGTCAAGAAAGTACGGTAGACTGATAGATCCTCCAAACAATAAAGACTGGAGAGTAGCCGGGTACAACCCCTGCGCAGAGCAGTCTCTAGAGAGCTACGAGTGCTGCACTTTGGTTGAGACCTATCTCAACCGTCACGAAAACCTTGAGGACTTCAAGCGCACACTTAAGTTTGCTTACCTATACGCAAAAACGGTAACACTTCTTCCTACGCACTGGGAAGAGACGAACGCAATCATGCAGAGAAACAGAAGAATCGGCACATCAATGTCCGGTGTTGCAAACTTTGCTGATCGTGAAGGAATGCCGAAGCTTCGTGAGTGGATGGATGAAGGTTATAAGACTGTGCAGAGATATGACAACGTATACTCTGAGTGGCTTGGTGTTCGTGAATCAATTAAGATGACAACAATCAAGCCCTCTGGAACTGTGTCAATTCTTGCTGGCGAATCACCTGGAGTTCACTGGACTCCTGGCGGAAAGTTTTTCCTAAGAGCAATTAGATTCTCCAACGATGACCCGATGCTTCCGCTATTTAAGATGGCACACTATAGGGTCGAGCCCGCATCTGAATCACCTGATACAACTTCTGTTGTATTCTTCCCGATTCAGTCTGACGCTTCTAGATCAGAGAAAGAAGTAACAATATTTGAAAAGATTTCTCTAGCAGCTACAGCTCAAAGATACTGGTCCGATAACTCAGTTTCTGTAACAGTTTCATTTGATTCAGAAACAGAAAAAGAGCATGTAGGAACGGTTCTTCACATGTATGACGGTCAGTTAAAAACAGTGTCATTCTTGCCGCAAGGCAATCACACTTATCCACAAATGCCCTACACACAAATTACCGAAGAAGAATACAAAGAAGGCACAATGAAGTTGTTCCCAATTGATTTCTCAGGAGTGTATGCGGGTATGGCAGCTGATGCCATTGGTGAGAGTTACTGCACAACTGACGCATGTGAGATTAAGCTAATAAAAGATAACGCATAAGTTGGAAAATTATGTCTGGTGAAGAAGAGAATATAGATAAAATATTCAATGAATTAATTGAATCAAACTCAGTAAAAGAACCAGAGTTCGATAAAGAGACTCTACTAAAAGAGCTTTTGCAAGTTCAGGAGTCTTTAGGCGAATCTCTTTTAAGCGTTAATTCAATAATTTATTATCTACTTGTAGATGCAGCGTATACAATACCTGACTCTGTAAATGAGTTAATTGGACCATTGTTTAAGATAAGCGAGGACTTTCTTTCGCATCTGCTTGAGATAAATGGTACAATAGAAGTTGAAATGTTTTTAGAAGATGATTTAGAAGAAGAAGACGAAGATGGAGAATCAGAATAATACCGTAAGTGTCCTTGATAAAGGCTATGTTAGACTCGTTGACCATATGGGTAGCGATCTATCAGTGGTAAATGCAGCAAGAGCTTCTTTTGCAAAAGAGGTTGATGTAATGTCTCCTCGTGACGCAAAGTTGCTTGATTTCCTTGCAAGAGAAAATCATATGTCTCCCTTTAGACACGCGTTTATGACATTTGAGTTTTACGCACCATTAATGGTTGCTCGTCAACACTGGAAGTATGTTGTCGGATCAGATCACACAATGGATTCATGGAACGAGTCCTCAAGAAGATACATTACAATGGAGCCTGAATTTCATCTTCCAACTCCAAAGAGCTGGAGACTAGCCCCAGAAGACAAGAAGCAGGGATCAAAAGGACTTGCGGATCCATTTCTTGGTTCAACTCTTACTTCTGAGCTTGAGAGATACATAGAGCAGGGCGAGGCGCTCTATAAGATGGCTATGGAAAGCGGCATCGCTGCTGAGCAGGCGAGATTGTTTTTGCCGGCATACTCCATGTATGTAGTATACAGATGGTCTTGCTCATTGCAGTCTGTGGTTCTCTTCCTTAGCCAGAGACTCGCTGAAGACTCCCAGTATGAAATTCAAGAGTATGCAAGAGCAGTTTACCAACTAGTTCAGCCACTGTTTCCTGCATCAATAGTTGCTCTTATGGGGTCTAATGTGCCATGATTCAAGTCGTTATCTTCGCAATTCTTTTCGCAACAATATTTAATTGGACTGTTAATGTTCAGGTTCTGGCAAACTCTGAAGAAAACAAAAGAGACAGAAAAATAGCAATAGTATTGTCATTTGTTTTAGCCCTAATACTAGGATTTATTATACAGGTATAGTTTTGTTATCAAGAAAAGATAAACAATTTATGAACCTGTGCTTTCAGTATGCTAGCACCTTTTCTACGTGCGGTAAAAAGAAATATTCCGCTATGCTTATCGATACCCATGGGCACGTAGTGGGAACAGGATACAATGGAGGACCCTCTGGTTTTGATCACTGTGAGGACGGTGGCTGCCCAAGATATGTAGAGGATTCTCCTTCTGGATCGAATTACGACAACTGTATAGCTGTTCACGCTGAGCAGAACGCCTTCCTTCATTCTGATTATAGTTCTCATCCACTAAAAATGTACGTGAATGGACCACCATGCTTTACGTGTGCTAAACTAATAGCTAATTCAACGGTAAAGCAGGTCTTTTACTTTGAAGACTCATCATACAAAGATTGGATCAATGTCGAAGCCTTCCTGCATAAGGCAGGAGTGGAAACAATTAAGGTAGAGAAATGGCAGCTGGAAAACTAAACTATTTAGTTGTTTACAAAGGAATCAGTCAGGTGTACGGCTGTGCATCGAAGAAGATAGCCTTAGAATCTGCTCCTCCAGAAGGAGTATCACTTAAAGATAAGAAGATTCTTTTTGTTACGTTTGAGCCAGACAATGATAATCTATGCGTTTATCAGGTGCCAGACGAAGAGGTTCAGTCCGCTGAGATTAAAAAGAAGAAGCAAACTGATGAGTAAGAAAACAAATCCAAAGAAAAAAATTAACGTAAAGATAAATTCTGGAGAAGCCATCTTTGTTGCACCAGTAGAAGTTCTGCAACACATAGCAGAAACCTATTATTATATGTCAATGTCTTGCGAGGATGCGCAAGAAAAGGAATCCTGGCTTAATGTTTCTTCAGACATTCAAGACTGGATATCAAAAACATATTTTGACGGCACTGTAAGTGGTGAAGACGATGAATGGTAAAGCCCTTAAGTCTTTATTTCTAGCAGGAGGTCTAATGTCTTGTGTGGCATTAACAGTAGTGGTTTCAAGAAAGAAAAACGTAAACAAAAAAAGCTTGCCACCAACTGTTGATCAATATTTTAATAGATTAGAAGAGTTCTGTGTAAATGATTTGTCAATAGCTCAAGAAGAATTTTGGGAATTTATTGATATGGGACTAACCGCAAGAGATGCGTTTGAGCTAACGATAATTAAAAGAGTTTATGTTTAAGGAAAATAAAAATGATTGATCTTTGTATTGTAAATCACAACACAAGAACCCAGCTGCAGAGACTTTTGGACTCTTTGCATTCTGATGTCAATAGTCCAAATGGCGCGCTCAACAAAAAATGGAACCTTTATATAACAGACAATGACTCGTCTGACGACTTTATTCCGTGGATTCGTCAGACGCAAGAAAAGTACTTGATAGATAGACTCTACCTAAAAGAAAACGTAGGCTATTCCTACGCTTGCAATTACATGGCCTCAAAGTCAAACGGAGATGTTGTAGCACTGTTAAATGGAGACGTGTGGTTGACCAGCACCGATGTTGCAAACATACAGGACATATTTGACAATAACCCCGATATACACATTTTGGGCCCAAAGCAGAGAGATGAAAAAGGCTTCATTACACACGCAGGAATCATAGGAACAAATACGGCTCCAAAACATAGAGGCTGGAGAGAGCACGACCCGTACGACCTGCTGTACAAAGACAGAGTCGAATGCGTAACGGTATCTGGATCAGCATACTTCGTCAGAAGAAATGTTTGGGAAGCGATGAGTAATCACCCAGAATATAAAAAGATTGCCCCAAATGCGATGGGAGCCTTTTTGCCAACACCTCATTATTACGAAGAAACATGGTGCTCGTATTTTGCAAGACACCTAGGATATAATGTGGTGTATGATGGAAGTGTATCTATTGGACACAGCTGGCACGCATCAACGCCAAAGCCTGGAGAAGGTGTCAGCCATGCCGATAAGTACTTTCCTATAAGTAGAGAGATATTCAGAAAAGCCTGTGACCATTTCGGTATAGAAAGAGATTAATAAATACCATGCAAACATTTCTGCCATACTCTGATTTTAAGAAATCAGTAGAAGTATTAGACTATCGTCGGTTAGGAAAACAACGTGTTGAAACATTTCAAGTTCTTAATATATTACTCGACAGAACGCCTACGAAAGGCTGGAGAAACCATCCAGTCACTCGTATGTGGACTGGTTACGAAGAAGCATTAAAGCAGTATCAGAACTTCACTATCCAAGAATGGATAACTAGAGGATACAAAAACAATATGTCTTTTGAAGAAGTGGACACTACTTCAATTATTTATCCATCTTGGTTTGGTCAAGATCTTTTCCATAGATCGCATAGATCCAATTTGTTAAGAAAAGATTTTGGATACTACTCTCAATATTTTGACGAGCCAGATAATTTAGAGTATTATTGGCCAGTATGAGTATTTCAGTATTTTTATCCGGCGCAATGGATTACGTTGGAGAATATGCAAGTGGCTGGAGAAAAGAAGCCACGTTCATGCTCTCACAAAGAGGCTACGGCATATTTGATCCTACTTCAATTCCAGAAGAAGAAGGAATGACTCCAGAAGAGATAGCCCACAAGAACCTCTTCATGCAGAGAAAATCAGATATTCTCATAGTTGAGTACATGCTAGAGAACAGAGCATACATAGGCACAGATTTTGAGATGGCCTGGGCAAAGATGCATAACCAGCCAACTATCGTTATGTGCTCTGAGCAGAACAAAAACAGACCGTACATGAAGTACATGACTACAAAGTTTGTTGACAGCATTGAAGAAGCTGTTGACTATATATCAATACACTATCCAATTAGGTAAGGAAAATGAATAAGAAAAAAGTATTACTAACTGGTGTTGGCGGTTTTGTCGGACACCATACCCTTGAGCACATTCTGAAGACAACCGATTGGGATGTTGTTGCAACAGACTCTTTCCGTCATCGTGGCGTTACTGACAGAGTAACATCCATTTCTTGTTGGGAAGCGGAGAAGCATAGGGTAAAGGTCATCACTCATGATCTTACCGTGCCATTCTCTGATGTGATGATCAAGGAAATAGGTTATGTTGATTACATTATTTCAATGGCTTCAGATTCTCATGTTGATAGATCAATTACAGATCCAGCTCCTTTTGTGGTCAACAACGTTTCTCTTATCGTAAATATGCTGGAGCTTGCTAGAAAGATTCAGCCTGAAACTTTTATTCAGGTTTCAACAGACGAGGTTTATGGTCCCGCACCTATTGGCTATGCACACGTGGAGTGGGACACAATCATTCCGTCAAATCCATACTCCGCTTCTAAAGCGGCACAAGAAGCGGTCTGCGTTTCATACTGGAGAACTTTTAATGTTCCAGTGATTATCACAAATACAATGAACATTATCGGAGAGCGTCAAGATCCAGAGAAGTTCATTCCAAAGATAATGTATCATCTTGAAAACAATATTCCAATGACAATTCATGGAACAGAATCAAACATAGGTTCAAGATTTTATCTGCACGCAAGAAACCAAGCGGACGCTCTATTGTTCATTGCTAAGAATAAAAAGGCTGCAATGTATCCGCAAGCAGACAGACCAGACAGATATCACGTTGTTGGAGAAAAGGAAATAAATAATCTTGACATGGCGAAGATGGTAGCAGAATTTTGGGGCAAGCCATTAGACTATGTTTTAGAAGATTTTCATACGACTAGACCTGGTCACGATCTTAGATATGCCCTTGATGGAAAAAAGCTCGCAGAACTTGGATGGTCTCCTCCCGTTCCGCTAGAACAGTCTCTTAAATCCACTGTTGAATGGACAAAGAAAAATCCTGAGTGGCTTTGGAGAAACTAGCATACACCTTGACATCTAAGATGTTTCGGTATATACTAATCAAGTAATATAAGAAGCCCGCCCGGGCTAAAACAAAAAGGGAATATAATGTCAGATAATAAGTTCAAGTACTTCACTGTTACCACTACCACTCTGGTAAAGGCAAACAATAAGACTGACGCAGAGAAGCTTGCCATGGGTCGCCGTGGCGTAACTGGCGAGGTTCTGTTCAGTGCAGTGGATGTTGACCGTATTTCTTCTTCAGAGGCTTACGAGCAGCTTGAAGAACTAAGCGCCTGATAGCAGTTTAAGTTGAGGGGGGCAAGCCTTTGGCTAAATGCCAGGCTTGCCTCTTTCTCTTATGAAAGAGGTTCCTATGCTTATAGCACAAATGGTTGGAAAAAATGAATCCAACAGATATCTTAGACCAGTTCTTGAGAGATTATCTTCTCAAGTAGATAAAATAATATTCACCGATGACTGTTCAGACGATGATACTGCAGATATAGCTGCAGAGTATGCTACAGTTTACAAGACAGATAAAACACTATTTACTGAGAATGAGGGAAACCTAAGATCTCAGGCCTGGAAGAATCTTGAGAAGCACGCAAAAGAGGGGGACTGGATCCTCGCTATTGACTGTGACGAAATGCTGTACCACGAACAAAATCTGGAGATTGGTGAAGTATTAAAGCAGTCTCCGTTTGATGTTGTGAATATAAGATTTTTTCATATGTGGAACCCTGTTCAATATAGGGTTGATAAATTGTGGGCACCAACAAATAGTTCTAGACTATTTAGATACAGACTTGGTGGCACATTTTTCGACAGAAGATTAGCCTGCGGGTCCGAGCCCACATATGTGGTAGATCTTATTAGGTACAGAAACTATTGGCTTGAGTCTGGTCTTATTATGAAGCATCTGGGCTACATAAAAGACGAGGACAAGAAGGCCAAACATGAGAGATACATGAATCTTGACAAGGGTGAGTTTCATAACATTAACCATATTCAATCAATAATAGACGAGAATCCAGTCCTACTAAATTGGGGTGACTACAAGTGATAACCATAAACGAAAAAGAAACAATCAAAAAAGTAACAGAGCTGTTAGAATCTAAGAAAAGATACGGAATCGTAACCTACACTAGGTCTGCACTTCTATCTGCCGTTGGAGATCTTAGAGGAGATAAAAAGCCACCTAAGTATTTTTCCAAGTCAATTCTTTCTGGATTAACTAATCAAGATAAAAACTTCATTAAGGCAACTCAGCCCTCCATGCTTGAGGATATTCACGAAAAGATCGCAAAAGCTGGTCTTAACAACGAGAATTTCTATAGCTCAGGATTCTTGGAGTACTACATCAATAACAATCACGATATCTTTGATACCTTCATGACTTACTACGTCAAGAACTCAAAGGCTGTAGTTGTTTCTTTTCAGTACAAATCCTTAATATCAAAATACTTTACTAAGGATTCGCACTTTATCCACATACCCTACAATGACTACTATGATAAGATTGATTCGATAGTTGATCAGGTAGCTTCGTTAAATGGAGATTATGACTTGTGTGTTCTAGACTGTCCAATGTTTAGTTCCGCAATTGCTCCTAGAATTTGGGAAAAGACTCAGATGTCTATTCTTGATTTAGGCAAATCTTTAACCGTAGCAAGAGCGGTGGCAAAAGCTAGGGTATGAGATGTCAGCAAGAAGAAAAGAAGAGCATCAAGATGATGATGAGTTTCTTACCGACTTGCTTCTAGAGAGCAGCTTGTCTCTTAGCGATATAGCAAAAGAGCTATCAATATCTGTTAATGAACTCAATAAAATAATTAACAGACTTGGTCTATCTTGGGCAAAAGATAGACACAAAAAAATGTCTAGGGGACAAGCTGCTCTTACAAACATAATGAAAAAACTCCTTCCAGGAGAAAAGATAATCAACGAACACCACATAGGTGATAGACTAAAACTTGATGTGTACTGCCCAAGCTATAATTTAGCCGCAGAGTATCATGGTAGACAGCACTTTTTTTACACTCAAAGGTTTTTTGATTCACCATACGAATTCAAAGAAGCGCAAAAGAGAGACGAAAAAAAGATCCAAATGTGCAAAGAGCTCGGCATCACTCTTGTGGTATTTAGATACAACGACATGCTGACGGAGCAATCCGTTTATGATAGAATACTTGATGCAATAAGAACCTCTGAGGCTAAAGTCCCCAAAAAAGAAAAAAGATCAGCCAAAGACAACAAGGCCTACCTTGAGGCTAAGAAGAGAAATTCTCAGAGAAAAAAAGAACTGTACAAAAAGATGAAAGAAAAGAAGAAGAATGCAGGTAGATGAGGTTGAGAAAACAGAGAAAGAATATCCTGTTGAGTACCAAATATTTGCTCTTTCATTAAGACAGCCTGGAGCAATTGAGTATTTTGATGCCACTCTCCCAGAGGATATAGTCGGCTCAATCCATGGCCAGACTGGTATAAATGAATTCTATAGAGCTCTTCTTGCGTACCATCACGCAACAAAGTTAGAAGTAGTTGATCCTGTTGCTTTTAAGGTCTGGCTTGAGTCTGAAACAGATATATACTCTGCTCTTGGCGGTCTTTCTGGTGTTGATACCATTATGGACATTCTCCTTGCAATGGATATGTCTACTCCCGAGTCAATATCTAAGGTCATCAAGCACCGTGCCAACAAAAGAAAGCAGCTTGACTATCTTCAGGAGCTGCAGATCCTGCTCACTCAAAAGGGTGAAAAGACAGAAAAAGAAATTTTTAGAATATCTGAGATTACATCAACAATTAAAGATCTAGAAAACGATCTTAATTATAATCCACTTGACGATGTAACAACTGCGGTTGACATTTCCAATAGAGCAGATAGCCTTTTGGAAATTCCTGACTTTCTATCAACTCAGTACAAGTCCCTTAATAGAGCAATGGGATACACAGATGATGGTGGATTTTTTAAGGGAGCAGTCCACGCAATAATTGCTCCTTCAGGAAAAGGCAAGAGCACCTTTGCCAAGTGTCTTGTAAATCACTGGGCAGACCAAGGGCATAGAATCTTGTATGTGAATTTTGAGGAAGCAATAGCGCACTGGGAAAGAGTGTTAATGACTCAGATAATCGGTAAGAACGTTTACTCTGAGGCAAGAGGCTGGTCTCCAGAAGAAAAGCATAAGTATGTGTCAATTTTTAGGGCAAAACTAGACGAATGGGGAGATAGGTTCATGGTTAGGCATGATCCAGACACTCCTTATTTTGAAGATCTAGAAAGATGGCTCAGAGACATCATGGGCCACAACGAAAGAATGCCTGACGTTATTGTCATTGATACCATACAGTCAATGTTCACAAGAGGTAGCGGAAAAGGCAAGCCACGATGGGGTGAATTTGAAGAAATGATGGTTAGGCTAGAAAAGCTAGCTAGAGACATGAATTGCGTTCTCATAATCACCGCCCAAGAGAACTCAAATAGAATGAAAGAAAAAAGAGAAGTTGTTCAACAGTCTGACACTGGTGGATCTCTTGCCATTCAGCAGAAGTGTGCTGTTACTATCTTCATTACAGACAAGAAGCTTATGAGCGGCGATGACTCAGAAGATGAGCACATAATGCAGCTTCAAATACCCAAGAATAGAATTACTGGATCAACATTCGTTTATGATTCTCCACTCGTTCGTTATGTTGATAGTAAAAAAACTTATGAAGAGTATGAACCAATAACAACCGAGTCCTATATTCAAGATGATGATTTAGATAACATTGACGACATAGCAGATTCAATGATGATTTCCTAAGGATATAAATGATTAAATTAACTCCTACACAAATTAAAGATTTCCAGATATGCGAAAGACTGTACGATTTTAGGCATGTTCAAAATCTACCCGAAACAATTCCCGGCAGATCTGTTATCTCTCAAAGATTTGAAAATACACTAAAGAGTGTCGTTCATTTTTTCTTTTACAAAAAACAAGGTGGTATAACGCCATCTTATTCTTCTCTTCTGAATAGGTGGGAAAAACTTTGGTTTCCTAAAAATACAACAGCTTATGACATAATACATGAGCAGCACGAAAGCCTTTATGGAAACACTGCAAGCCTTACCTCTAAGGCGGCAGCAGCACTACTGGATTTAGTGGAAAAGTTTTCAGATCTAGATGTTATTCCCATAGGAATAGACAGTGAATATATTTTTCCAATGGGGAATGGTGTTTATGTTGAAGACAAATTTGATTTAATATATTCTTCTGGTAGTAAAACTTTTGTCATTAAATGGGCTTTTAATCACAATTTAAAAAATGAATTCATGCACGTAGCAGAAATGGCCAGCATGCACAGAGCTTTCTTTTTTAAATATGGACAAAAGATTAAAGACGCTAAGTTCGGATACTACGACCTAATAAGTGCAAAGCCAGGATTTATTGAGTATAATGTATCTCAGGAAGACTTAGATGCCCTTTCGTATTGGTGCTCATCTATAGCGTCTGAATCGGTATTTCCCTCAAGAAGAGGGCTTACAACGTATTGCAAGTCGTGTCCCTTTGATAAGCCATGCGCTAAATGGGATAAGTGGTCAAAAAAGGAAAAGAAAGCAAAATGAAAAACAAAAGTATACTAGACGAAATTCTTTCTGAATCAAACAAGAAGGATGTATCAAACATCAAAGAAGAGGACATAGAACTTGAGCCCCTGCTTGATGAAATCAATATGATCAAAGATCACAACATTAAGTCTTTTGTTAGGTCAATTTTATTAAAGTGCGACCTATTTTGGATCATACCTTCAAGCTTTT